TTGCTCAGGTCCTGCATTTTCAAGGTATAATTTATAGGTTGAAATTAACCCAATCCAATCTTGTGGTCCTTTCATATGTATGCCAGCACCCTTGGATCGATCATAAATTCCTGCAAGGGATACTGCAGAATTTTCAGATGCTCTTGCGGTGTCTTCAGATGCTTGAGCAATATCCGATAATATTGTTCCGATGGTGGTTGACCCAGGAGCTATGGCAACAGACATGTCAGTGAGCGATTGTGCAGAATTTTCAGATGCTCTTGCGGCATCTTCAGATGCTTGAGCAATATCCGATAATATTGCTCCGATGGTGGTTGACCCAGGAGTTATAGCAGCATACATCGATGATAGTATTGAATTTTGAATAGATGACTGAGTCGCTAGATCGGTTAATTTATCAGACACATTATCTATTTTATCAGCAATAAATGCCATACTCAATGACACCTGTTCTAACGCTGTTACAATTCTAATTAAATGAGGACTATAGTCATAAGCAATTGCATTATTGGCAGTTGCTCCTGTACCTGCAGAAGAGGTGGTGAGCACTGCCGCTACAGGAGCAGTTGGTGTTGTAGGTAATAATGAACTGTCGTTGGCCATAGTACTTTCCTAAACTAGTATTTAAGCCAGTGCAATGCCGGTGGTTGACTGGATAAATTGATCAGCAAATGACTTGTCTGTGGCTTCTGCTACTGTTACTGTTGTTTTTAACAGTTTGATTTCTTTGTCAGGATTCACAGTAAACAAATAGGGCATTAATCCTGGACCTTTTGGTCCCATGCCAATCACTTGTGGATTTTTTAGTTTGTAGTATGCAGCACCGTCTTCAACTAATTTAGCAACAATTTCCTCGCCGCTGGTTAGTTTTAATGTAATAACTTCACCTTCTGATACGCCTTTGTCGATTAACATGTTTATCCTTGTAAATGTTGTTTAAGTTCTGTAAATCCGCCAATCAAATTTCCATCTAAGAAAATCTGTGGCACAGTTCTTGCGTTGGGAACAGCTTCTAAAAGCTCTTCTTTGCTGTAACCATCTCCGATCTTACGTTCTTCGTATTTAATACCTCTTTGTGTTAGCAGGGCTTTGGCCTGATCACAATAGGGGCAATTATACTTGCTCCATACGATAGCTGTCATTATATTTCCTTTGTTAATTTGAATAAATCACAGCACCTTTTTTGTCCGTGACTCGAACCAACAACACACCTTTACGTTTGTACTGTAGAGCAGCACTGATAGCTGCCTGCTCGCTGTTATAAGTTCCTATAACGATCCAGCTTTCGTAAGGTGAGTTGCGTTTGTACTGTGCTTTAAACATATATTATATAGCAGGTAATGCATCGTAGTCAAGATTTTCGCTCATCACACCGATTACATAGTTAGTGCTTTCGCTTTCTTGTAGAGCTGTTTGTTTTTTGCTAGTATCAACGTGTTTGTTAAACCAAGGAATTGGAGTTGATCTCGGAGCAGCTTGCTGATATTTTATTCCAATTTCTTTAAGTGCAGATACTGCTGTGTAGTCCACAAAGTCTTTTAAAATATTGGCATTCAATCCAATCACTGGCCCTTTGTTAAACAAGTAGTCAGCCCATTCTTTTTCTTCACGTATGACATCTAGATACAATGCGTATACTTCAGACTCACATTCTGCTTTGACTTCAACAAAGCGATGGTCTTCTTTGACCACTTGATTAATTAAGAACGCTGTCCAGCCTTTGTGTAACAGTTCGTCTTGTAGGATCAATTGGATGATGTTGCCATTGCCCATGAAGATCTTGTTCTCTACCATTGCAAGGCTTGTAGCAAAGCTAACCATAAAGCGGAATGCTTCCAAAGCATACGATGCATGTAGTGCCATCCAAATTGCTCGGATATATTCTTTTTCTGGAATTGTTTCGCCTAATTGTTTACGACAGTTGATAACGTGTAATGCTTCATAGTAGTTGCCAACACTTGATGCCATATCCACAATTTCTTTGGTATCATGTATGGTGTTGAACACATCTTTGGGCACGTTGTAGATGTTACGGATAATATGGCTGTAACTCTTTGAATGAATGTTTGTTTCAAAGAATGTCCAATTGTACACCAGTGCTTCCAATTCAGGCAAGCTGATCACCGGCATAAAGATTTGACTTGGTCCACGTCCTTGCAAACTATCCAATGCTGTTTGGCGTAACAGGTTACTAGTAAAGATGTGCTTGACAGCATCACTGGCATCCTTGAAATCGTTTGAGTCTTTAGTGAGACTGATCTCTTCTGGTTGCCAGAAGAAGCCACGTGCTGTTGCTTCAAAGTCTGCTATCTTTTTATACTTGACTTCTTCAAATCGTTGAATAGTAACCGGGCCTGCTGGATCCAGAAACATCTTACGATTTAGATAGTCTGTCTTTGTGTTTAAATTGTATTGTGCTTTGCTCATAGTTTGCATGCCTCGCAGTCTTCGTCTTCTTCTATGATTTCACGCTCGTTGTGGAATCCGTTGTAATGAACTTCTGGTGTTCGTTGTTCTTGTCTACTACCGGCCTTGTTGATTAGGCTGTAGTAGAATGTTTTCAATCCCCATACATGTGCCTGCATCAAGTTCTTGGCAATCAATGTGGTGGGCACTTTGCGATCCGCAAAGTGTGCTGGGTTGTAGAATGTATTGGTTGAGATACTTTGATCAACATAAGCTGCCAAGACCGCTGCTGTTTTAATATAACCGTCACAGTCTTTCTGTTCCCACATCAGTTGATATTTGTGTTTCAATCTATTGTATTCCGGAACTACCTGTGTGAATGATCCTGCCTTGCTTTCTTTAGTAGAAATCAAACTCATAGGCATTTCAATACCATTGGTTGAATTGATAACTACAGAACTAGACTCCACGGGTGCAATGGCCATTAGAGTGGCATTCCGCACACCGTGTAATATCATTTCTTGTCGTAGTGGTTCCCAGTCAAGTTCTGGTGCAAAGTCAGTGAGCTCGTTTACTCCTCTGGCTCTTCTTTCCCAAGGGAACTCTCCCTTGCCGTATCTGGTGTGATCGGAATCTTTGCAGCGTCCTCTTTCTTTCGCCATTTCGACCGTGGCCTCTGTAAGGTAAAAGGCTTGATGCTCCATCCAAACTTTAACTTCTGCCAGTGCGTCTTTGTCGCCATATTTTATTCCCCTTCTTGCATGCCAATAAGCAAGGTTAGTTACACCAATGCCTAAGGGTTGAATTTCGTCGTTGCTCAACTTGCTTTGAATACTCAAAAAATCTTGATAGTCCAAAATGTTGCACAAACTACGTTGTAGTATGCGACATGCACGGCGCATGTCTTCTGGGTTACGGAACGCACCCCAGTTGATGGATCCCAGTGTACATAACGCTATGCGTCCTGTCTCGTCGTCTAGTCTTTTGAATGAACGAGTTGGTAGTAAGATCTCACAGCACAGGTTACTTTGATATATGGTATGATATTCTGGATCAAAAGGACCCTGCTCCATAACATTGTCAATAAACACCAAATAGATGCGACCTGTATCTGTACGCTCCTTGAGAATGCCTGACTTGAATACTTCTTCAGCACTCATTGTTTTCTTGCGCAAGTCTTTGCGTTTTTCGTATTGTACATATAGCTCTTCGAATCTCTGTGTGTTTTTTTAAAATGCTTCATACAGGTCGGGAACTTCATTAGGATCAAAGAATGTTATGTTTTCTTTGTTTTTAAAGCGTCTCCAGAAGAATGCCGAGAGTACGACACCATAGTCCATATGGCGGACTCTAGTTTCGTCTGTGCCTTGATTATTCTTAAGCACGATGAGATCATCAAACTGTAGATGCCATATGGGATAAAACACAGTAGCTGACGCATTGCGGATACCACCCTGACTGCATGAACGTAAATCACCGAACCATTTTTTCAGGAACGGTATCATACCTGTGTGTTGAATCTCCCCACCTCTGATGGGACTGCCCAACGAGCGCAGACGTCCTATCTCCAAGCCAATGCCAGCACGTTTGCTGGCATACTTGGCCATCATCTCACCACTAGCAAAAATGGAGTCAAGGTCATCATCACTGCGAATGAGCACACAACTAGAAAACTGCTTAGTGGGAGTGCCAAGGCCAGCAAGAACAGGAGTAGCGAGAGTAAATAGACCGTCTGAAGCTGCATTGTAATATTCCTTGATTAGTTTCATTCTAGCTGTGTTGGGTTCTTCTTTGTGAAACACAGTGGCCGCTGCTATCATATATCGGATCTGAGGTGTTTCATAGATTTCTTTGGTGGCACGATTCTTTACTAGATATTTTTCAATCAATTGTTCGATGGCTGCATAAGAATATTCTTCATCTTTAGCATGGTCCAGCATTTCGTGCATACGGTTCCAGTCGTCTTCACTGTACCATTCTAACAATTCGTTGGTGTAGAGCCCCACTGATACATTCTTCTTTACAATGTCATAGAGGTGGGGAGGTGTGTAACTGCCATACACATCCTTCCTCAACATGCTGAGTCTTTGTTTACCTGCTACGAATTGGTAATTGGTGTTGCCTACATCTGGATTTGATTCAACATCAATTAGATCCACTATGGCTCTTAGGGTAAGGCCATCTATCTCTTCTGTGGTGATGTTGTCATAAAAATGAGGTTGTGCTTTGATCTCTATCATTGACTGACTAACATCAGCAATGCCTTGACAAACTTTCGCTACCTGCGCCTGCCATTTTTCTACTGCCAACGGCTCTTTATTGCCGTTTCTTTTAATAACTGTAATGCTTGTCATTTATCGTTCTCTGTTTTATCGTTGTGAGGTATTTATTGCAATTTGCTAACTGCGTATATTGTCTTGGTATCGAGGTGTTTAAGTTGTTCTGCGCTTACTACTGTGCCATATTCAAGGTTAAGAACCTGTTCGTTTCCGACTACTAACATGTATTGGTGTTGTTTCTTTTGTGGACACATAGACATATGTATCTCACAATTGGTATCAATAAACCGCTGTGTTAATTTAATAGTATACAGCATTCCTAGCACCAATGCAAGATCATCTAGCCTAAGATCCAACATGAGATGCCATGGATCGGGCCATTCTGAGGGGAGTTGTGGATCTAAATACGGGCTTACAAAAGGTGCATGACACCAAAGTTCAGCAACATCTTCCAATGGGGTTGGACTTGTTTCTAAACTTTCTCTAAACTGTCTCCACGCTGCTAGTCTTTTGGTCCCATACTCGTCAAACACCGTAGGCCACATCATACGATATGGACCCGGTTATACCGGTGGCAAGAGGATTTTTATAAGTCAACATCACAGTGTCTATTACTGGCGCTGTTGAATCATCTAAGACGGTGTTACTGCTCTTAGACACGCTGAATTCAAAATTGGTCATTGTGTTTCCTCCCGGTGATATCAATGTGTTAGGTGAATATGTAAAATTGTCTAGTATTGAAACATCACTGCCGTGACTGGCAGGACTGAGATCGTCACCGATGGCAATAATTAGTTTACCGTATCTAGTGTGTTCCCCTAGCTTTAGACAGTAATTGATCTCTGTGAATTTATTCTGCGCAGAAAATGCTGCTAAAGGTGTAAAGCTATCAGACAAATATATTAGAGCATAATTTTTGTCAACTAGAGTCACTCCTGCGCTGTTGTATACTTCTGAGAATGCTGCTGTGGAGGCTCCGACGGTAACGGACTGCTGTCGATTACTTGAACAATCTACCAATACATTGCCTACCATCTCGCCAAAATAAACCATGTAGTCGTTGGGGTTGGCGCTGTTGTCTATGCCATTGCCGACATTGAAAAATTTTGTTCTCTGTATCAGTGTGCCACGACCAGCAGTGGCTCTAAAGGCCTGATTGAATATTTCCTGAAACTCACAGTCATTGATCTGCCATCGAGTGCCCTGTGTGGTTACACCTTCAACATAAATTGCGGTGTCATTGACAAAAAATTCACAGTCTTGAAATCTTATATCTGTGTCAAAAACTGCGTTTTGTAGACATTTTATAGATATGGCATTTTCTTGGAACACGCATTTTTCAAAAGTTACATTAGTAGTTCTTATACCAACTAGAGTATTTTGCCAAAACACAGCCGCTGGTGCTGTTGCTATGGTGGTAGTGTCGCCTAGAGTATAGCTGCCAAGAAATCTCACAGCATTAAATTCGCTGTCTGCTACACCAGATAAAGTCAACTGGCCAGTGGTGCGCTTGATGGTAAAATTACTGAACTGGAGATTAGTGGGTCGGTTGGTGCTGTTGAAATCTCCTAGATCAAGTCCCTGGCTGGTTATAACTCTTATGTTGTTATTTCCAATATTCAATACAGCACCGCGTTGAGTTTCACCACGGAGAATTGCTCCGCTAGGCACAGCAAGGTCACTGGTAAAAAGATATTCACCGTTGGGTATTAACAGTGTTTTCTTATAGTTGTCGTTGGCATTTCTAAACAGTTCTGTGAAGGCAGTTTCAAATGCTGCCACACAGTCTGTGCTGCCATCTCCCACAGCACCAAAATCTGC